CTCTGACGTTGGCTCCATTGCAGCAAATGGTCAGTACATTGCCAGCGGTTCGTATGTTGCGTCTGTAACAAACTCTACAACGGTTGTGCTCAATCAAGCGCCGCTAGTAGCTTTTGCTTCGGCTTCAACAATTGTGTTTAATCAATATCCAGAAGTACTTGTGAAGATCAATTTTGGTCTGCATAAATACTATGCTGGTACAGCTGTTGCATAAGGAGTAACATAAAATGGCTATTTCACGTGCACAACTACTTAAAGAACTTCTTCCCGGCTTAAACGCTTTGTTTGGTTTGCAGTATGCAACCTACGGCGAAGAGCATAAAGAACTCTACGAAACAGAGAAATCTGAGCGTTCTTTTGAAGAAGAAACAAAACTGTCTGGCTTTTCTGCCGCACCTGTTAAGAACGAGGGCTCTGCCATCGCTTACGACAATGCGCAAGAAGCGTTTACGGCTCGCTATAACCACGAAACCATTGCCTTGGGTTTCTCAATCACTGAAGAAGCGGTTGAAGATAACTTGTACGACAGCTTGTCTGCTCGCTACACCAAGGGTCTGGCTCGTGCTATGGCATACACCAAGCAGGTTAAAGCTGCATCCGTCTTAAACAACGGTCTCAGCGCATCCTACCCCGGTGGCGCTGGTGTTGCTCTGCTCTCTACAGCGCACCCCCTGCTCTCAGGTGGCACTAACAGCAATCGTCCTTCAACCAATGCTGACTTGAATGAAACATCATTGGAAAACGCTGTGATTCAGATCGCCGCTTGGACTGATGAGCGTGGCCTGTTGATCGCCGCTAAGCCTAAGAAATTGATTGTGCCTCCAGCACTTCAGTTCGTTGCTACTCGTTTGCTCGAAACCAGCCTCCGTGTTGGTACAACAGACAACGACATCAACGCATTGAAGAATAACGGTTCAATCCCTGAAGGTTACACAATTAACCACTACCTGACCGACGTAAACGGCTGGTTCTTGACAACTGACGTACCTAACGGCTTGAAGCACTTCGAGCGTATGGCGTTGTCCACATCTATGGATGGTGACTTCGACACAGGTAACGTTCGTTACAAGGCCCGTGAGCGTTATAGCTTCGGCTGGTCTGATCCATTGGGCGTCTTTGGCTCCCCCGGTTCGTCCTGATAAGTTAAATATTTCTTTGGAAATATTGGAAGGGGGCCTTGTGCCCCCTTTTCTTTTGGTGTATATTGACTTTAATCCGGGCTTTCCGGTGCATCAAACAGTCCCGGCTGACGACATACAGATTGATGCACTTAACTTGTATGTAAGGAAATATCATGGGATTCGCATCACACCTTGGCCCTTGGCTGCTCGGTACTGTTAAAAACACAACCGGCACTACTGCTGGCACAATCCGTAATATGGGCGCTACTATGGTTGCCCAATCCAAAGCCATTTTGTACACGGACATTACAGCGGCTACTACGGCGTTTACCATCCCTGCTGGTTCGCAAATTGTAGATGCTACATTTAACACCACCGTTGCTTATGCAACCACAACTCCTACATACGTTTTGCAAGTCAATGGCACAGCTATTAACACAGCGGCAAACGGTAGCGTATTTACAAACACAGGTATTGTTAACTTGTTGCTTGGTAATAACAACGCCGCTGGTGCTGTGCTGTGTAATAACGTAGGTACGTCTGACGCAATCATCACGTTTACACAGGCCAACGTCACTGCCACCTCAGGTGCTGGTGTCTTGACTGTAAGATATATTGTCAAAGACAGCGACGGTTCTGCTAACCCCAGCCAAGCTTAATTGATCTAGGGGGCTTCGGCCCCCATTTACAAGGAGATTAATTATGATGCAAACAGACGTAAAAGCGGCGCATTTGAGCGCGGCGGGTTCTTTTATATCGGGGCGAACACGCCTTAGAGGTATTGTGGTTAGCCCCAAAGTTACAACAGCGGCAACATTTGAAATTCGTGATGGCAGTGCTACTGCTGCTGTTTTGTTTACGATGGATATTGCCAGTGTATCTACACCTGTAAATTTTAATATCACAATACCCGGCGAAGGTATTTTGGCATCTACAGGGCTTTACTTAACAACCAGCACAGGTACTGTTGTTGGCATTGAAGTGTTTTATGGCTAAGTCTCCCGCATGGACGCGCAAAGAGGGCAAGTCCGACAAGGGCGGTTTGAACGCCAAGGGACGGGCTTCGTACAACGCGGCCAACCCCGGCAAACCCGGATTGAAAGCACCTCAACCCGAGGGCGGCTCACGGCGCGACTCCTTCTGTGCAAGGATGAGTGGGATGAAGAAGAAACTGACAAGCGCCAAGACTGCCAACGACCCGGATTCACGGATCAATAAGTCTTTGAGGGCGTGGAACTGTAAGGACGGCGGCTATGTAACTGCGGCTGATGGTTGCGCTACAAAAGGCAAGACAAAAGGGCGTATGGTATGAACCAAGAGAACGTTGAAACCCTAAAGAATGTAGCAGACGGTGTAGCCGCTGTTACGGCTATTGGTACGGTAATGCAACTACTTCCTGCGGTTGCCGCACTGTTTACGATTGTGTGGACAGGTATGCGGATCACTGAAATGATTGCGGGTAAACCCTTTGCTGAAATAATCCGTCGAAAGAAAGACGATGCCGAGTAGTTCTAAGAAACAACACAACTTTATGGCAGCTATAGCGCATAACCCTGCGTTTGCCAAGAAGGTAGGAATACCGCAAAGCGTTGGCAAAGATTTTGACGAGGCGGATAAGGGTAAGAAGTTTAGCTCCGGCGGCGTAAGCCGTGCGGATATTCAGAAGGTGAACAAGCCTAAAACCGAACACGGTAAGTCGGCTTTCTTTAATAAAGGTGGTGATACTATGGCTTCTAAAATGAATCCCGGATTTATGGCAATGATGGCTAAGAAAAAAGCCGGAGCTAAAGCAGAAATGCCAATGAAAAAAGGCGGCATGAAAAAGATGGCTATGGGCGGTATGGCTGGTGGCGGTTCTGCCTCCAAACGCGCTGACGGTGTTGCTACAAAAGGCAAGACCAAAGGCACGATGATTGCCATGAACAAGGGCGGCAAGCCCTGCTAATGTCATGATGGCCAGCCGCGGTATGGGGGACATCGCCCCCTCTAAGATGCCCAAGGGCGCTAAGAAAGCCCGGCGGGACGACACTGACTTTACCCAGTACAAAGAGGGTGGGAAGGTAAATGCGGCTGGCAATTACACAAAACCTAGTCTTCGTAAGAATATTGTGTCTCAGGTAAAGTCAGCGGCTACGCAGGGTACTGGCGCTGGAGAATGGAGCGCGAGAAAAGCTCAGCTTGTTGCCAAGAAGTACAAGGCGGCAGGTGGCGGGTACAGAGACTGACATGAAAGCCCCACAGCAATCCCTGAAAAACTGGGGCGACCAAAAATGGGGAACCAAAAGTGGTAAAAAATCTTCTGATACTGGTGAACGATACCTTCCAAAAGCTGCGATCAAAAGTCTCAGCCCTGCTGAGTACGCTGCGACGACCAAAGCCAAGCGAGCCGGAAAAGCCGCAGGCAAACAATTCGTAGCACAACCCAAAACGATCGCAAAGAAAACGGCAGGATTTAGATAATGGCTACTAAGAACTTTATTCAAGACGCAATCAAAAAGCCCGGTGCACTGCGTGCATCTTTGGGCGTAAAAGCTGGTGAAAAGATTCCTGCAAAGAAGCTAAACGCCGCTGCAAAACAACCCGGTAAAATGGGGCAGCGTGCGCGTTTGGCTAAAACTCTTAAAGGATTTAAATAATGGCTACGTACAAAACAACCCCTAACTACGCAAACAGCAGTAAAAAGCCCCGCATGGAAATTTTGCGAGATGACGTAGCTATGAGCAAACCAACGTTTGAGATGGAAGACATCGACGACAAAGAAGCTCGAAAAAAAGCTGATGAGTATGCGTCTGAGTTGAAGCGTGAAACACGCGGCAAAAAAGCCGGTGGTAGTATTAGCTCAGCCTCTAGCCGTGCAGACGGTATTGCCACTAAGGGTAAAACCCGTGGAAAGATTTGCTAAATGACCACTTCTGGAACAGCAACGTTTAACCTTGACCTCACAGAGATCGTTGAGGAAGCATTTGAGCGTGCTGGTTCAGAGTTGCGTACGGGCTACGACTTACGTACTGCCCGTCGTTCATTGAATCTGATGTTTGCTGATTGGGCAAATCGTGGTGTCAACATGTGGACGTTTGAGCAGGGGACAATTAACCTGACTCCGGGTCTAAACACCTATGCACTGCCCGTAGATACAGTGGATCTACTTGAGCATGTAATTCGCACAGGCGCGGGTAGCGCATCTACGCAAGCTGACTTGACCATCACGCGTATCAGTGTTTCTACTTACGCCACGATCCCCAACAAACTACAACAAGCCCGCCCTATTCAGGTGTGGTATCAGCGTTTGGATGGCCAGACTTCCTCTATTGGCACCACGCTTAACGGCGGTATTACGGCCACAGATACAACAATTACGTTAACTAATGCCGCGGGGCTTCCCGCCACAGGCTTTTTGTATCTTGATGGAATTGTTAAAGAGACTATTCAGTACGGTTACATTTCCGGCAACGTGCTCTACAACTGTTTCCGTGGGCAGAACGGTACAACTGCGGCGGCACACTTAACTGGCGTGTCTGTATACACGCAGAATCTACCCTCTGTGACCCTTTGGCCAACCCCAGACAATAGCGCAACGTATCAGTTCGTTTACTGGCGTATGCGCCGTATTGATGATGCTGGCGGGGGTGTGCGCACGATGGATGTGCCTTTCCGTTTCCTGCCCTGTATGGTGGCAGGTTTAGCCTATTACTTGGCTCTTAAGATTGAGAATGGCGCTGAGCGCCTGCCTGTCTTGAAGCAACAGTACGATGAAGCTTGGCAGTTGGCCGCTGATGAAGATCGTGAAAAGGCGTCGGTTCGTTTTGTTCCGAGGCAGATGTTTATTGGTAGCGGTACGTAAATGGGCAATCGGTTTGCTTCTGGTAAGAACAGTATCGCCATGTGCGATAGGTGTGGCCAACAGTACAAATTGACGGCTTTGAGACAAGAAGTTATCAAGACAAAGCTTTACAATTTGATGGTGTGTGATACGTGTTGGGATCCCGACCAGCCGCAGTTGCAGTTGGGTATGTATCCAGTGGATGATCCGCAGGCAGTTCGTAACCCGCGCAAGGACACAACGTACGTTACGGCAGGCACAAACGCTAGTGGCAATTTGACTGGCGGTTCGCGGGATGTTCAATGGGGGTGGAACCCAGTGGGTGGGTCGAGTAATTTTGATGTCGTTCTGACGCCAAACTACTTGGTGGCAACGACAAATGTTGGTACAGTTACGGTAACAGTTTCATAGGAGCTTAATATGGCAAAAGAAAACATGAAGTCAGACAAGAAGCAAGACGTTGCTCTGATTAAAAAAGCGTTCAAGCAGCACGACAAGCAAGAACACATGGGCGGCAAAGGCACATCTTTGAAGTTGAAAAAAGGTGGCCCTACAACCGACGACCGCATGCGCTTGGGACGTAACTTGTCTCGCGCTGCAAATCAAGGGAAATAATATGGCCAAGATTAACAATCTACCCGCTTCTGCATACGCTAAGCCCCACACCATGAGTGGTGCGCCTGTAGGCATCTCTGATAACCCCGGTTCTGGCGTCAATCGCAGTAAAGCGGATACCGTTGATATGAGCATTGGCAATATCAGCAAATCTGCGGGCAACGAAACTGTTAAGACATCCGGTATCGTCACCCGTGGTAACGGTGCAGCAACCAAAGGCACGATTGCTCGTGGGCCAATGGCATGAATTACACCGCACTCAGCGCTGCTATCCAAGCGTACACGGAGAACACGGAAACAAATTTCGTGGCTAATATTCCCGTGTTCGTTACGCAGGCTGAGCAGCGTATATTTAATTCGGTACAGTTTCCGTCGCTTCGCCAGAATGTAACA